CCGGCATCGGTGCGCTGCAGACCAAAGCTGCCGACCTCGCGGGGTCGACAGGCGCGGGCATGACGCCGAATGGCGGGCTCGGAGGTGCCTTCAGCGTTGTCCAGGTCAGTCCCGCGTCCGGCAACGATAACAATACGGCTGCTGATGAAAAGCTGTGGGGAGAAGAGCTCCTCGTCTACCAGAAGTTTCAGCGCGACAAGGAAAAGCTCGATCTTCAGGCAGCGCAGACCAGCCAAAGAACGTGGCAAACCTTGATGCAGCCGATCCAACGTGCCTTCGATACCTCGATCACCGGCATGATATTGGGTACGACGACACTGCAAAAAGCGGTGGCGAATATCGCGCAGTCGATCCTTGCCGAATTCGTCAACCTAGGGGTCAAGATGGCGACCAACTGGATTGCCAGTGAGCTAGCCATGACAACCGCTACCGAGGCCGGCGCTGCCGCTCGCACCGCGGCCGATGGCGAGGGAATGGCGGCCGGGCTCGCGATCAAGGCCGCAAATGCGGTCAAGAGCATCATGACTGATTCGGCGCAGGCGTTCTCGGGCATCTTTGCATTCCTGGCTCCGATTATGGGCCCGGCCGCAGCCGGGCCGGCTGCGGCCGGAGAGGCCACCGTCATGGCTGCCGCCAGCGGGATCGCCTCCGCAGCGGGCGGCTGGGTGGTCCCGTCCGATCAGCTCGCCATGGTGCACCAAAACGAGATGATCCTTCCGGCGAATATCAGCCAAAGCCTGCAGAACATGATCTCCGCCAATGGCGGAACGGGGGCTGGTGCGTTCGTGGTCAACGTTTCGGCGATCGACAGTCAAGATGTAAAGCGGTTTTTCCAGAGCAATGGAAGCCTTCTCGTCAACGCGGTTAACAAGGCAATGCGCAACGGTTCAATGCTGCGGACGGCCTGATGGCTCTGATTTTTCCCGCTTTGCCCGGGCTTGCCTGGAGCGTCACCAAAACCCCGACTTTTCAGACCCGCATCCAGCGCGCGGTATCCGGGCGCGAATTGCGGGCGCTCGACTATCCTTATCCGTTGTGGCAATTCGCGCTGGTCTACGACTTCCTGCGGGACAATCCTGCAGCGGGCTATGACGAGCTGAGGACCCTGCTCGGATTTTTTATGCTCTGCCAGGGAGGTTTCGGCACATTCCTGTTTCAGGACCCTAGCGACTGTCAAGTCGTCGGACAGCAGATCGGGATCGGGGATGCGAGCACGCCCGCCTTCCAGCTCCAACGTGCAATGGGTGCGACCCTGCCTGGCGGTGGCTTCTTGGAGCCGATTGTCGCGCCAAACGTCGTGCGCGCGATCTATTTCAACGGGATTACGCAGGATCCGGCGACCTACAGTGTGGACCCGACCAGCGGGCTGGTGACATTCGAAACAGCTCCCAGTAGCGAGCTGATCATCACGACTGATTTCAGTTATTACTTCCGCTGTCGATTCATTGATGACAAATACGATTTCGAGAACTTTATGTATCGACTTTGGCAGATAAAAAAATTGACGTTTATATCGGTGCGGTCATGAAAGCGGCCAGCCCCGCCCTGATCGCGCTCCTCTTCAGTGACAATCAGTTCATCATGGCGGACCTCTACACGATCACTCTCGTAGGCGGGTCGGTATTGCGCTATTCGGCGGCACCCACTGCGCTCTTCGCGAATGGCTACATCTTTGCGCTGGGCCCTAAATTCGAGCGCTCCAAAACCAAGATCGTAATCGGTACCCAGGTCGACGAACTCGAAGTCAGAATCTATACCGAGCCCACAGATCTGATCGGCGAGGTACCGTTTCTACAAGCGGTCTGGCAGGGACAGCTCGACGGCGCGCTCCTGCAGCTCGAACGGGCGTTCATGCCGACCTACGGCGACACGAGCCCGGGGACCGTGGTGCTCTTCGCCGGCCGCATTTCGGATATCGACTGTACCCGTACCGGCATCGACCTCAAATGCCGCTCACATCTGGAACTTCTAAACATCCAAATGCCGCGGCGACTCTGGCAGTCGTCCTGTACTCACACTTTCGGCGACGCGATGTGCCAGTTCGACCGGTCCAGCATGCAGGCGACATTTTCGGCCGGGCCCGCTTCAAGCGAAGCCCAAATCGCGACCTCCGTCAGTCCAACTCCGCCGAACCTGTATATACAAGGAACCGTAATTGGCGTGACGGGAGCCAATGCCGGAGTTAGCCGCACGGTCGCAAACATGGCTGGCGGCTGGGTTTATGTAAGGCTGGCATTTCTCTCGCCCATACTGGCGGGTGACCAATTCCAACTGCTCCCAGGTTGCGACCGCACACTTTCGTCCTGTACGAATCTCTTTAATAACGTGATTCACTTCGGCGGCTTTCCCTACATCCCGACGCCCGAGACTGCGGTATGAGCCAACGCCAGCGGGTAATCGCCGAGGCCGAAACGTGGCTGCGGACACCTTATCACCATATGGGCAGGATCAAAGGCAGCGGCACCGATTGCCTCATGCTGCTCGCCGAGGTCTATCAGGCAGCGGGCGTGATCCCGCACGTCGACGTGCCATTTTATCCTCCCGACTGGAACCTCCATCGCGACGCGGAGCGCTACCTCCAGGGATTGATGCGGTACGCCCGCGAGATTGGCGGACCACCGCAGAGCGGCGATGTGGCAGTCTTCAAGTTTGGTCGTTGCTTCGCGCACGGCGCGATCGTCGTTTCATGGCCGCGGTTGATGCATGCCTGGTGCGATGCGGGGGTCGTCTATGCCGATGGTGGCCAGCCGCCGCTAATCGATCGCCAAGTACGATTTTTTGACCCGTTTCCAGTAAGCGGGTTCTGACCGTCTGCCATGGGTGGGATCCTGAGCGGCGCATCGAATGCCAAGCAGCAAAAGGCGGTCGGCGCGCTACAGTTTCAAACATCGCAGCACGGCGGGGTGATTCCGCTTGTCTACGGAACTACCCGGGTATCGCCAAACCTGGTCGACTACGATGACTTCATGGCGACGCCTTCCGCGCGTCAGGGGGGCGCGGGGAAGGGCGGCGGTGGAGGAAAAGGAGGCGGGCAACAATACAAATATAGTGCCTCAGTAATTATGGGGCTGTGCCAAGGGCCGATTGCCGGCATTGGCACCGTGTGGTGGGACAAGAATGTCGGAACGCTGTCGTCGTTGCCGGCCGGGGTTTATCTCGGAAGCGACGGACAGGCAGCAGATCCATATTGGGAAACGCGGCATCCCGTTAAGGCTCTCGGCTATTCCGGAACCGCAACTGTCGCGGCTAATAATTTCGCGATGGGCAACACGGCCACCCTTCCGAATTTTTCCTTCGAAGTGGAAGGCTTGCTGTCGCTGAGCGGGACCAACGGGTTTGACGCAAATCCCGCTGCAATTGTCTCCGACTTTCTCACCAATCCCCGATACGGAGCCGGCTTCCCAGTCGCTAGTCTGGGTGACCTCACGCTCTATTCAGCGTATTGCCAGGCTCTTGGTCTCGTGTTGTCGCCGATGATGGACACGCAGCAAGAGGCGCAACAACATCTCGCCGATATCGTGAAGATCACCAACAGCGCCATTGTGTGGTCGGGTGGATTGTTGAAGATCATCCCTTATGGCGATCAGCCGGTCACCGGCAATGGTGCCGTCTATGCGCCAAATACGACCCCTCTTTACAGCCTCGGCGAGGATGATTTCATCGTCCAGGAATCGAGTGTCGGGACAAATTCCGGGGTAACCCCTGGCGGGCCGGGGCTGCGATCGGGATCAGGGCCGATCACCGGCGGTTTCAGCGATGATCCGATCCATATTACACGGTCGACCCCAGCCGACGCCTCCAATTCGATTCAACTTGAGTGTCTCGACCGATCGAATAATTACAACACTGCGATCGTCGAGACTTTCGATCAAGGAGCAATCGACCTTTACGGCATACGCCGCGACAGCTCGCTGAAGGCGCGGGCTATCGTCGATCCGCTTAACGTCGCCCCGATTGTGGCCCAGCTTCTGCTGCAGCGTGCATTGCTGTTCCGCAATAGTTATCAATTCAAGCTGGGTTGGCGATATTGCCTTCTCGAGCCGATGGACCTCGTGCAGATCACCGATTCCCGGCTCGGCGCTTTGGCATTGACCGTGCGCATAACGGCGGTAGAAGAAGACGAGGAAGGTACGCTTTCGATCACGGCCGAGGATTTCTTCGGTGGGTATTCCACGGCGGTGGTTTATCCGAAGCAATCTGGCG